TGCAATGTGGTCACTTTCAGAGTAGAAAACATTACGCAACTAGATGGTTAGAAATGAATGTTGCGGTTCAATGCGTTGGGTGTAATATGTTTAAGGCGGGTGAACAATTCTTGTTTGGTAAGTACCTGGATGAAAAGTATGGTGCTGGTACTGCTGAAGAATTATATATAAAATCAAAAGAAACTGTAAAGTTTTCTACTGATGAACTACAAGATATGATAAAACACTATAAAGATTTGGTAGACAGTATGTAATTCGTTACATTTGACTATTCTGTTTTGTTAAGGGAAAGAGGTTTGACTTTATGTTAAGCCTTTTTTTTTGCGTTTATAGTTTTGTTATTAAATATTTTGTTTATATTTGAATATTATTAATTTAAACTTAACAGAAATGAGAACACAAAAACACGATTTAAAAGACGAAATTAAACACCTTGAATATCTTTTGTATAATGCAGAACAAGATCAAGATGCACTAACAGTTTTTTCAATAACTCAAAGGTTAGATGATGCAAAATCAACTTTAATAAACATAAGATAATGCAAACTAACTTTTCACAAGAAACTGCACAGACAAAATTTGATGAGTATACATATAGGATAGAAGCCTTATGTAATAGAATAGAAGAATTAAAAGCACAAATAGAAGTATCACAAATATTTAAACAAGAAACAAAATGGAATTAAAAAATTTATCAAAACCTTTAGCAATACAAGATATTGACTTTAGGGTACAATCAATTAACAAAGGTGGGTATGCTACTATATTAGCTTACAAAGATGCTAGAGTAGATATAAAAAGACTTAATGAAGTATGTGGTGTATTAGGTTGGCAACGTGAACACACCAGAGATAATAGAAATTGTATCATATCTATTTGGGATAAAGAAAATAAGCAATGGGTATCAAAAGAAGATACTGGTACAGAAAGTATGGCAGATAGTCAAAAGGGTTTAGCAAGTGATAGTTTTAAACGTGCTTGTTTTAATTTAGGTATTGGTATTGAATTATATGATTATCCTATTATACAGATTAAACTAAACCCAAATGAATTTAAAATAGAAAACCAAAAGGTTAAACAAACTTGGGATTTAAAACTAAAAGAGTGGAAATGGGCAAGTGAGTTTAATGGTAACAAGTTAGTTGGTTTAGCTTGTAAAGACCAAAACGATAAAGTTAGATTTATATTTGGTAAGTTTACAAAAAAATAAATAAAACACGAGGTATTGCGTGTAATGACAATACCAAATTTAAACTATATATTATGAGTGCAATTATCAACGGAAGTATTAGAGTAGATAGACTACCTAAAGAGAAATTTATCAAAGGAAAAGATGGTGCGGTGTACTACAATTTCACAATAGCAATACAAGATGAAACCAGATATGGTAACAACGTAGCTTTTATGGATAGCCAAACCAAAGAAGAAAGAGAAGCAAAGGTTGCTAAAACCTATCTCGGAAACGGTAAGCTGGTATGGATGAGTGACAAAGGAGTAACGGTAGCTGAAAGAGATGACCAGCCAGTTGCAGAACCAGCAAGTGATGATTTACCATTTTAATTAGCCTAACTTTAAAAGGGGTGTGAGTTTTTAACTTGCACCTTTTTTTTATATATTTAACGAATGACAGAAAAAGAAACAGAACAGAATATGTTAATGGAATTTATAGCAGATACTTGTTATATAGACATTACAAAAAAAATAGATTACCCACCAGTATGTTTAAGCTATGGTGAAAAGGTTATAAGATCTGATAAAGGTGATAGCATCATACCAATAGCATTAGGAACTTTTGGTAACCTTTCAGTTATAACTGCACCACCAAAAACTAGAAAAACATTTTTTGTATCATTATTGGCATCAGCTTTTTTAAGTGGTTCAAATATTTATGGTGGACAAATAAAAGGTTTTAGAGGTGATGGTGATTTAATTCACATAGATACAGAACAAGGAAGCTGGCACGCATCTAAAGTATTTAAAAGACCATTAGATATGGATAGCAACATACCTAAAGATAAATATCATACGTTTGCATTGCGTACAGTAGGTTATAAAGAACGTTTACAGTTTATTGAACACTACTTAAAGGAGAACATAAAAGAACCATCTCTTGTGATCCTAGATGGTGTGGCTGATTTGTGTGCAGATGTAAACAACATAGAACAAAGTAATGAGTTAGTAAGTGCATTAATGAGAATTAGCCAACAACAAAACGTACATATCATTTGTGTGATACATCAAAACTTTGGTAGTGCTAAACTCGGAACTGGGCATTTAGGTTCTGCATTAGAAAAGAAAGCAGAAACAGTAATAAGTTTGGAAGCAAACACAGTAAACAAAGATTGGACAACGGTTAAGTGTGGTAGAAGTAGGGGTTACTCTTTTGAAACATTTAGCTTTGAAGTAAACGAAAAAGGATTGCCAACAATAGTAAATGATTTATATGATCCGTTAAAATGATATGGTACAAAAAACAATGATAATAGTTGCTGCAAAGCATAAAGAGTGGGTAGAAATAGTTTTATCCTTTGGTTGTAAACAAGAAACCGCTGAAGATATTGTACAAGAAATGTATTATAAGATACAACTGAAACTTGAAAAGGGTTTGGATATAATGTACAATGAAGAAGAAATAAACTACTACTATATTTTTAAGACTTTAAGAACATTGTTTTACGATTTAAAAAGAAAAGGTAAAAACATTACAATGGTTTCTATGGATGACATACACCTAACCACATCAGATGTAAACTATCAAGAACCATATGATAAAATACAAGAAGAACTATCAAAGATGTTTTGGTATGATAGAAAAGTGTTTGAAATAATAAATGATGGTGAAAGCATTGCAGAATTTTCTAGGAAAAGTTTAATACATTACTATTCACTTTACAACACATACAACAAAGTAAAAAGCAAACTAAAGAAACTATTATGAAACTAGGTAACATTATTTATTACATCACAAAATATACTGGTATTAAATACCTAGTAGATAAATACCACAAGTTAAGAGGTACTAAATGTGATTGCAACAACAGAAGAAAAAAGTTAAACGAAATAAAAATAGATAGATGGTAAAATTTACTAAAGAAGATTTTCAAAGCTGGAGTGATTTCAGATCAGAACCAAAGAATACTTTACAACCTAATGAGTTTGAATTAATATGCCAGTTACACGCAAAGTACTACAATCATAAATACCATAAACCTTGCACTTGCAATCCGAAGAAAATAAAGTTGTGGATAAAGCAGCTTAATATAATTTGGAACAATGGGAATTAAAAAAATTCACGAATGGGAAAAGGCAGTAGTTTTTTTACTTAACCTTGATGGGTGGGAGTTAGAACATTGTGGTGATGGCTATTCAAGATATGATGCAAAAGGTAAAACACCAAAAGGTGTAGATTGCGTTATAGAGATGAAATTTAGAAACAAGTACTATGAAGATAAAATGCTTGAAAAAGAAAAGTATGATGCTCTAATGGCTTTAGATGTTGTAAAGATATTCTTTGTGAATGATCCTAAAGGAAACTTTATGTATTACCTCAACACACTAGAGATGCCAACACCAGTAAAAAAGTACTGCCCAGATACTACAATGTGGACAAAGAAAAGACTTTTAAAAGATGTGTACTTGCTTAAAGAAAACCAAGCGGTTAGAATAAATATAAATATAGAACCAAATTAGTTGTTAAATGTTTTGTTTATAAAGTAAATAATGTTATATTTGAATATTATTAATTTAAAAACAGAATAAAAATGAAAACAATTAAAAACAAAGTTTACACAAAAAAAGATTTTAACAATGTAATTATACCATCTTGGCAAAGGTGGAGAAATGAAAACAATGTTAAAGATTTAGCAGAAGCGGTTTCAACACAAGGTCAAATGCGTGATGTATTAATTAGTGTTACAAAAGATGGTACTAAAATATTAACCGATGGGGCACATTTAAAATCTGCGATGTTAGACGTTTTAAACCTTAAAAAAATAAGTGTTAAAGAGATTTATGTAAAAGATCAAGAAGATGCAAGAAAGTCTTTTATATCATTTAACACAAGGGGTAAAGTACTAAAGCAAATTGACTACATAGTTAGCTATGCTGGTTCAAACCACAAGGCTTATAAAAAGTTTTTACGTGATGTTTTACAAAGCCCAAAAAATTTAAAAGAAGCTAATGATGTACATAGTAAACTATTTACAATACCAGCTTTAATAAAAATATTTTTAGGTGAAGCAAAGAACATTAAAAATGGCTCTGCTAAATTAACAAAAGAATTTGATAGAACTTTAAACTTGGTTGAGTATTTAGGTGAAAACTATTTAAAGAATGGAAAGCTAATAAAGCATTTAGAAAAAAATGGTAAAGCAATGAAATTAAACGGTGGTAGTATTATACCAGTTATGACTAAATTACGATCAAACAATATTCTTGAAAAGACTAATAAAGAAATATTAGATATGTTAATTGACTTTACAACATACCATTTTAACTCAACACAAAGTTGTTCGTTTACTAAAGATGCGGTTGAGCAAACCTTTTCAACATATGTAAAAGAATTAGTGTAATGAAAGGATATATTTATAGTGCCCAGATACCTATGTTTGGGCACAAAGATATTATAGGGTATGGTACTGATGAATTTTGTGTAAAAGAAATAGAAAAAGATGTAGCCAATAAAATAATTATAGATAATCATTATAGTAAAAAAGTATACAATGCAACTTACATACATTTAGGTGTATTTATTGAAAATAAATTATTAGGTGTATTACAGTATGGTTATGCTATGAACCCAGCAAGTTGTGGTAGTGTTGTTGAGGGTACTGAAATGAACCAATATTTAGAACTTAATCGTATGTGGTTAGATGATATGGCTAAAAAAAATAGTGAAAGTATGGCTATTAGTTATTCTATTAAATACATAAAAGGTAAGTTAAAAATCATAAAATGGATACAATCATTTGCAGATGAAAGATGTGGGGGTTTAGGTATTGTTTATCAAGCTTGTTCTTTTAGATATTACGGAGAACATACAAGTAGTTTCTGGGAACTTGAAAACACAATGTATCACAATACAAGTATGACTGTATCAAAAAAAAGTGAAAGATATAAAAACAATGTTGGTGGTTGTAGATATTTACAAACAAATAAAGAAGAAGCAACTAAACACGATTTAAGGCAATTTAGATACATAAAGTTTTTAGATAAAAGCTGGGTTAATAAATGCAACCATAAGGAACAACCATATTTAAAGCACTATAACAACGATTGATGGAAGTAAACAAAGCAGCTTGGGAAAAGTTAAGAAAACAAATAGAATATCACACAGAACAAGATAGTGAGATAACTGATGTACATATTAACTACCAAGTAAAACAAGGAAAAAAGAATTATTTAAAACTTAACATAACAATAGATGATTTTACTAATTGATGCGGATAGTTTAATTTTTGCGAGTTGCTATCGTAAAAGAGAAACACCAGATGATGAAAAGTATTACACAGATATAGCTGATGCAAGAAATAAGTTTGACCAGCAGTATATGAAGATTGTAAATGATCTTGAAGATAAATACACTATAGACAAAGTATTATGTTTTAGTGGTTCAAAGGGTAACTTTAGAAAGTTAATCACACCAAAGTACAAAGCCAACAGAAAGAAACAAGAACTACCACCATTATTAAATGAGATGCACCAATTTGTAAAAGAACAATATGATAGCATTTGGGGTTACGGTATAGAAACAGATGATATGGTTGCTAGGTACTGGAAGCAAATTAGTGATGATATTGGCAGAGATGAAGTAATGATTGTGAGTATAGATAAAGACTACAAACAGTTTCCTTGCTTGATGTACAACTATCA